ATGAAATTCCCCGTGCACCCTGCCACCCACCTCTCTTCTGCGTGGATTCGGTCTTCCAGTGTGGCCCTTCTATTGCTCTGCCAAACCTACTTGGCACTGCCCCCTCGACTAGAAGCCCAGGTACTGACCTGGGATGCCGCCCCAGGAACTCCGGGTTTACAAAATGGCAACGGGACCTGGAATACCTCCGTGGCAAACTGGCTTGACTCTTTGAATGCCAATGTTTTGTGGGGGAATACGGGGCTGGAAACGGCCCAGTTCGGCAGCACCACGCCTGCGGCTGCCAATACCGTCACCATCGCCACCAACATGAATTTGAAGGGCATGAATTTCCTGGCGCTGGGCACCGCCACCCCCGTCGCGGGCCAGCAATATGCCCTCAATGGTGCTGCGGCCAACACGGTGTTGAACTTCGGCGATGGCGGCCTCATCCAGTTCGCGGACTTTTCCTCGGGTGGATCTCAGTTCGTGAGTTTTGGGACCAACCTCGCTTTCCAGGGTAGCAATCTGACACTCCAGAAGAGTGGCGGCACGGCCACCCAGTTTGTGAACTTGAACATGCTCTCCAACCCGAATCTCACGGGCATGTTAACCATCGGCAGCTATGTCTATGCAGGCATCGCAGCCCAGGCAACGATCTCGAATGTCAGTGGCATCACGATCCGTAACAATGGCACTCTGACGCTAGGCGGAACTGGCAATTATACCATGCCCATCACCGCCTCCGGATTTGCCAATACTTACGCAGCCATTCGCGTGACAGGGAATGGGGTCACTCTTTCTGGTGGCATCACCATGACAGGCAGCACGGGTGTGCTCATGCACTCCACCAATACGGGCATGGTCATCAATGCCCCGATCACGGATGGTGGGTCGGGGTATGCCTTTCACCGTTTTACTCTAACCAAAAGTGATGGGACGGTGACGCTCAGTGCGGCGAATACTTACGGTGGAAATACCGTCCTGGGTCGCAACAGCTCTGGCTATACGGGGGGCATCACCGTGCTGGACTACGCTGCTGCCACGGCTCCTCAGCAGGACATCCTTTACAATGGCCTGACCACCCCCGGCGGGCTGGATCTCCTGGGGAGCAACATCGGCAGCTCCGTGCTCATGCTGACAGGTAAAGCGGGCACCATCAACTCCCAGCGCCTAGGCAACATCAGCGTTCAGGGATTTCGTTCCTCCATTGAGCTCACCTCGGGCACAGGTGGGGAAATGAACCTCAGCTTTGGCACTTTGAGCCGGACGACTACGGGCACTGTTGCCTTCACCGCACCAGCCTCGGGCAGCATCACCACCAGCATGGCAGATACGGTTTTAGGTCCATGGGCCACTTATAGATCGGGCGTGGGTCTAGGAACCTGGGCGCAGGTTTCTGGCGGTGTTTTGACAAATTTCAGTGGTGCCACACCGGCGGTAACGGCCGTGCCTGTCACCAGCGATGCCACGTCACATCTCAGGTTAGATAGCAGCTCCACCGGACCCCTGAACCAGACGGGTGCGCTGGCAAACCTCGCCACACTTTCCATGGCGGATACCCAGGTGGATAGGACGGTCCTCACGGGGGCGGGAAATACTCTGCGCCTGGGCGTGGTGGGTGGCGTTCAAATCACCTCGAACGCGAAAAACCTCACCATCGGCCAGCTAGGCGTCGCCAGTTCCCTTTCTGCGGGTGGCGCTAGTGCTGGCACGGGGCAACTGTTCCTAACCAATCATTCGAATAGCTCCCTGCTCACCATTCACTCAGGGATCACGAATAATGCTGGCGGGGGTGCTGTGACCCTCTTGGTCAATGGCTCTGCTGGTGCCACGACCCTTCTGACGGGTGCCAGCAGTCATACAGGTGGCACGGTGGTCGCCAGCGGTGCATTGGAACTGCGAAATGGAGCTGCTCTCGGCACCACGGGCGGCACCATCAATGTGATCGAAGGGGGCTCTTTACGCTTCTCCAATGGCATCACCTTCAGCCGCCCGCTCACGCTTTCAGGGCTGGGGACCAGCACCACGGTGGATGGTGTCCTTCGCAATGTCAGTGGGAATAACACTCTGACAGGGCTGATGACTCTAGTGGGAAATTCCACGTTCACTTCCGATGCCGGTCTGCTGACTATCCAGTCTGCTACCCCAGCGACCAATGCCATCACAGGCACGGTGAATTTAAATCTTGGCGGGCGTGGGGACATGGCCATCCATGGCCGCATCGGCATCGGCACCGGGCTGCTGACCAAGACTGGCAATGGCAGCCTAACTTTGGGTGGGGATAATAATTTCACGGGCGTTCTCACCATCAGCGCCGGGGTGCTGCGGCCCACTCATGCCAATGCCCTCGGTGTTTCAGGCAGCACCTTTGGCTCCACCGTGATCAGTGCGGGCGCAGCCATGGAACTGGCAGGGGGCATCACTTTAGCTGCCGAGCCCATCTCCATCTCCAGTCTCGGGGTGGCGAACAATGGCGGCATCCGCAATGTCAGTGGAAACAACACCCTCACGGCGCTCATCACTCTGGGCGGTGTCACCACCATCCGCATCCAGTCAGACAGTGGCAAACTTATTTTTGATGCGCCCACTGGAGCTGCCATCACACAAACTGCCACGACGGCCCGCGTGCTGGTGCTGGCTGGAGCTGGCAATATGGATGTGCTGGACCCCATCACCCGCACGAGCACAGGCGCATTGACGATTGTGAAAGAGGGCAACGGCACCGTCATGCTGGCATCCTCTGTCGGAAACACCATCACCACGCTGAATGGTGGGGCTTTGCACCTGGACTTCAGTGCGGCCACCAGCCCCACTACGAACATCCTGCACAGTGGCATCGCGACGCCCAATGAACTCAACCTCAATAGCGGTACCCTGCTCATCACAGGCAAGAGTGGCGCTAGCAACAGCCAAGCTTTTGGCCCGGTGGTGCCTACGGGCGTGAATACCGCGCATGGGGGGTCCAGCTACATCACCGTGGCGCAGAATGGGGCCACTCGGGTAGATCTCTCCTTTGGCAGTTTCACTCGTGGCGTCGGTGGCATCGTGGGTATCACTCGACCTGCCACGGGCAGCCTCACGACGACGGGTGGCGCGGACAATGCCATTTTTACTTCCTCTCTCGGCGCGCCTTACCTTTGGTCACTCGATGCCGCTGCTGGAGATGAATGGTTAGGCTCCACGGCCATCAGTGGCGGTGTGAGGCAGATCGTCCCCCTCTCAGCCCTGCCTTCTGGGGGCTACACTCCTTCCACCGCTACCGCATTGGTGGGCAATGCCAACATCACATTGGGAGAAGGCACGACTACCTTGGGAGCGAACACCACCATCACCAGCCTGCGCTTTGGCCAGGCCCAGGCGACCACCGTCACCCAGGATGTGAGCGGACGCGTTTTGACTGTCGGCGGCATCCTAGTTTCCAGCACGGTGGGAAACTTCACCCAGACGATTTCCACCAGCACGCTGAAGTCGCCGGATGCCGGGGCCAACAATGATTTGCCCATCATTCAAAACAACACTGCTGCACCTCTGGTGATCAATTCCGCCATCATCAATGCCACCGGTTTCGGCACCACGGTGACCAAAGGTGGGCTTGGCACTCTGGTGATGCGCGGTGCCAGCACCTACACGGGCAGCACCCGTGTGCATGAAGGCATCCTGCATCTGCAAGCTGGGTCCATCAGCTCCAATACGGAGTTCCTGCTGGGTTCGGGCGAGCGCAGTGGCAAGATCATCCTCGGCATCGGCAGCACGGCTTATAATACCACGGTGGACTGGTTACAGGTCATGGGCACAGGCACAGATAACCGCATCGTCGGCGGGGCCAGTGTCATCTCCACGCTGATGGTGGATAACGTCACGTCTAACAACAACTTCCGCGCGGGTTTCCTCGGCGGACCAGCCGAGAACGAGAACAATCTCTCCCTCTCCGTGAACGATGTCGCCACTGTCAGCACCGCCACGGTGCCGACGACGATGTTCCTGCCCCTGGGGCCTGCGAACACTTATGCCGGCCAGACCCTCATCCGCAATGCCACGGTGGAAGCCTCGGTGCTGGCGAATCAAGGCACTGCCAGTTCTCTGGGCACCGGTGCCAGCAATGGAGTCATCGAGATGGCCAGTGGCGGCAACAGCACGGTTCTTCATATCATCGGGGCGCTGCGTTACGTGGGCAGTGTGGATGCCAGCACAGATCGGCCCATTCAGATCGCCAACTCCGTGAGCACAGTGCAGACCCTTTTGGCGGTGCTGGAAAACAATGGCGTCGGCAGCGTGAAGTTCACCGCACCCTTCACCTCCACAGGTACCAATCTCACTGCCACACGCACCCTGCGTCTTACCGGAACCAACTTGGGAGCGAATGAAATCGTTAGCGTGGGGAACAACGGCAGTGTCGGCACCGTGCTGCAAAAGGCGGGCTTAGGCACCTGGATAATCACGGGCGACAGCACCCACAGTGGCGGCACACTGGTGGATGCGGGTGCGCTTTTAGTGAGTAACGCCACGGGCAGTGGTTCCGCCACAGGCACAGGCAATGTCACCGTAGCTGCAGGGGCTACCTTGGGCGGCAGTGGCCAAAAACGCGAAAAAACTTGATACACAAAATTAAAATTCGCGAAAAGGGTCCAATTTAAAAACCCAGCAAAAAGCCAAAAGGGTCAAGGGTTTCGGGCGGTGGCTGAGCCAGTGGCGGCATAGGCGGTGAGAGCGTTCTCTAAAATCGGCTGGAGCTTGGCGGGGGTCAGGCTGGCGAAGTGGACGTGGAGGCGGTGCTCCAGATCGTCGGCGCTGGTGCTGGCGGCAATGAGATCCTTGACCGCTGCATAGCGACCCTGGAACGCTGCGGCCAGGCGAGGGGCTCCGTTCTTGGCAATCTTGTCGAGCTGAGCATTGGTCGGCTGGCCGAGGCGCTCCAGGATGGCGACGGCGTTGTCGGTATGCGTGAGAGCCGAGAGCGCAGCCAGGCTCAGCGGTGGACCTGGCACGGCGGGAGCGGCGGAGCGCTGGAATGGCAGGCCGCCAGACTTATTGAGGATCTCGATGCCCTCATCCGTCAGCTCAAGGCCTGCTTTGGCGGCCACCTCCAGGAGCTTGGTCTTGCCTTCCAGATCCTTGGCACTGTCCACGGCCACTTGGAGCACCGCCCGGCCCTTGATGCCGTTGAGGCGGCAAAAGGGTGCGATGATCTGAGAGTTGACCGTCGCAGCCAGGATGGTGAGATCCCAGGCCTCAATGTCACCACGGGCATTCTCTTGCACTTCAGCCTGAGCACCGCCACCGAGGCCGGAGGCCTGAGCCGTGACCGTCATGGTCTGGCCCAAGATCAGCTTGGACAGCTCGGCGTTGGCGAACTCCTGGAAAACCTTGAAAGCCTCCCCGTGTGAAGTGGTGGCCACGCTCTTGACCTCGATCTGAGTATCTTGGCTGACCACCAGGCCAAAGAGCCGACTCGCCAAGCTGAAGGCCTGCGTAAGCGTGCCTTTGCTCTTTTTGTCATTCGGGTCGTATTTGGCGACCAAAAAGGGTGCTCCAAAACGGTCAAGGAAGCGGACCCACCAGTCACGGTCTTGGGTGGCAAACAACCACCAGAACAACACAGCGCGCAACGGGCCGCCCCAATGGTCAGGGATGTCCGTCAGAAGGTGGCCACGATGGATGATGTGACGGATGGGCTGAGGTGCTTTTTTGGTGGCCAGGCGATGGCCCGTCGTTTGATCGGCATCCCAGATCCTGAGGACACCGTCTGTCCAATCCAGAAGGTGATAAGGCACCACATGCCAGCCAGAGGGCACGTAGCGCAGGCCCGTGCTGGCGGCAGCGGGGGCATAGACCTGCTCTAAGACGGCCAGCGGATAAAGATGGCCATTGAGCAGGTGATTCATGGCCGTGCCTGTCCAGCCAGGCACATCGGTGAGGATCTGGCAGCGCTCAGCGGCCTGCACGTCATCGGCGTTTTTGGAGTCTCGCGGAACGATGGTCAGAGCCTTGGTCAAGACCGCCAGCTTGCGCTGATTGATGACCGTTTGGGTGTGGGCATGGCCGAGGCGAATGTCGCGATAGATGGCAAAGAGATCTCGGCAGTCGCCCGCCTCGGCCTGGCGCAAGGCAGCATGCACCCGGTCGGTGCTCATGGTGTGGGCGACGGCAGGCGGCTCGCCAAGACTGACGCCGACTGTGTTGGGCGAGGTCGGAGGGATGATCTCAGAAACAAAGGCCTCATCCACCTCATCGGATGGAGAGCGTAGCCTTTGGAGAATGGCAGGGGAAAGATTCATAAAAGGGTCAGCAAGAAAGGGGGTCGAAAGTGTAAAAATCCGCGTCCTCATCCTCGGAGGTGCGGTGGAAAGGATCTAACCGCTGGCCAGATCCAGAGACCGCAGCGGCAGCGGCCTCAACCGCGCCCGAGGACATGAGAGCCCAACGGGCCAGCTTGCCGGAGTCGAAGGTGTCGCCATGCTTGCCGCCTTTGCCCGTGAGGGTGACAAAGAGGCCTTTGGATTTTTGGACGAGTCGGCGGTCCTCTTTGATGAAGGGGCCTTCAGGGGTGCATATCAGGCCATCCGTGTGAGCATTGACATACAGGTTGCCGAGCAGCTCCTTGGATCTCAGCGTTTGGCCCTGGAAAGTGATGTTTTCCCCACCCTTGATGAGGTGAAAGGGGCAATGCTCGCGCAGGCCTTTGGCCAGGGATTGCGCAAAGAAGACTTCGTTGCTGGCATCCAGGCAGCAGGCTTGAATCCTCAGGCCAAAGACACTGGAAAGATCCTCCAACGCGGTGGTGAGCATGGCGCGGGCGACTGCCTCATCTCGCGTCTTCCAGGAGATGACCAGGCGCTCATAAAGCCGCCCATCGGTGGCTTGAGTCACCGTGATGCTGGCCGGGTTGCTATTGGGGCCATCGCTCGTCGCGATGTCCATGCCGACCCCGACCGGGCCTTCCTTCAGGAAGTCCAGCCAGGAGCGAGGAATGGCGTCTCTGACGGTCATACAAAAAGGGTATCTGTGATCTCAACGGCCAGGCCTTGATTGCGGCCCCGTTGCTGCGCGGCGATGAGGTCTTGCAGCCCCAGGGCCGCAGAGCCGCCCGCGATGAATTGCAGGAGGTAGTTTCGGCGAAAGCTCTCTTTATCAATGGCCTCGCTCATCGCCTCTTCGATGGTCAGCTTTTTGCCCGCCGTCTTCAGCGAGTAAAGCGGGACATTAGCGAGGATGCCGTCATTGGCGTCGCAGCGATGCACGGGGAAGCCCTCGGTGCCATCCTCAGTGTTAGTCTGGTACCAGTTGCCACGGGCATTCGCTGGCCAGGCATCCCGCTGAGGTTGTAGGATCTCAAACGTGGGGTGGGTGTCATCGGCAGGTGGCGAAGAGGCCAGCCACATGATCCAATCAGGACGGCGGGAGATGATGGGCTCAATGGCGTCCATCGTGGCTTTGAAGTCCGGCCAAAAGCACACCTCATCCCCCAGCACATCGCCAGAGAAACCACGGGCCGTGGCCGGGTTGGGGCTGAGCACACGGGTGCGGCTGTAACTGGTCTGACTGTGCCAGATGGTGCATTCCAACTTGGCGTGTTGGAAGAGATCCGCGATGGCATCCACATCCAGGGTATTGCCCTTGTCATCATCGGCAATGCTTGTGAGGTGCAGGCCAGCGGCGCGGGCGGCGATGCGCTGCGCGTCAATGAGCTTGCGCCAAAGGATAGCCTCCTTTTCGATCAGCTCCCCACCCATGAGGATGGAGCCCGATACAAAGCAGGCCATGTGGTCGGCACGCTCCATGCAGCGGTCGAGCGCCTTGCCGCCAAAAAGGAAGGACTTGCCGAGCTGGCGACGCCAGAGCATCCACAGCATGCGGTGCGTGCTCCAAAACACCTCCTCTTGAGGCGGCGTGAATTTGATGATGGGCTCAGGCATGCTCATGGCGGCCCCTCCTGACGCTCAGGCCTACGCCCAAAGAGATGCAGGCGGAGTTGATCCATTTTGATGTCTTTATGCACGCCGCTCTCGGCGATCTCGCGGGCCTTTTTGTCATCCAGATGTTTGAGGAAGGCCTCCACAAATTGGATCTGGAATTTATCCTCAGCCAAAGCCAGCTCGCGGTCTTTTTGCTCCAGCTTTTTGAGGTTGAGCTGGTGGGTCAGCGTGTCCAGCTCGCGAGAGCGGGCCGCCACCAGGATCTTGTTGATGGCCACCAGGGCCTTGGGGTCTATCTCGCCCCCAGCCTTGCGCACGGCGGTGATTTCCTCCATCAGCTCCATCACCTCTCCCGTGACTTGAGCCAATGCTCCTTCACTGAGATTGCCACCGCTGGCTTTGGCTAGCTCTAACGAGTAGCGCGCCCGGTCGCGTGTGGCCTCGATCTCATCCCGCTGGGAAAGCCAAACCTGATAACCTCCCATGCGCCAGGCGCTGAGGTTTTGGGGCGTGATGAGTTCGCCCTCGAAGTGGGTTTCACAAGCCTTGATGACTTCCGGCAGGGCATTGAGCCAAGGCAGGATCTGCCCCGCTGTCTCACCGTCATGGATGCGACGGCACACGGCCTCGCGCAGCTTCGCGGGGAGGCGGGCCAGCTTGCCCTTGGGAGTCTTGGGGAGAGGGTCAGACATGCCAGTCAGTTGGGAAAGGTCAGTCGCTGGACGTTGAGGCCGTTACGCTGCATCTGGGCGCGTGCGGCAGCCAACGTAAGACCGAAAGGGGTCTGAAAGTGCGGACCTTCAGGGAAGCTTTTCCAGGTGCCTGCCCACTCCACATTCATGGAGGCTGCAAGCTGACCCAGCTCAGCATAGAGTTGCCGAGCCAGTTTTGGATTCTTCTCATCCAGATATATCCCGCCCTTAAACAGCCCCAGATCAATGGCCAACCCATAATTGTGCCAGGAGGAACCGGGTCGCGCATTGGTCACGACCTTACCCGGCTTGGTACGACCCTGGGCATACAGCGCGGCTTGCTGTGGCCAGGAGCGCAGACCTGAGATGACCTCCACCATCACACCTCTCTTGGCCATAGCCTTCTGAGCTGCTGCAACAAAGCCTTCCAGCTTCACCTGGGCACGGTCATTAAGGCCGGAAAGGTTTTCGAGAGTACGTTTGGAAAAACCGACTGGCGCGGCAGCTTCAGTGACAGCCTTGCGTCCAATCAGCCCAAAGAACCAAGTTAAAAAGGGTGTCACGTCGAAGGTAAGATTGAGGTTGGTTTTCATGGGGTCAGTCGAGACGCCGACCGAGCCCCCACCAGAGCCAGAGCAGGAACGCGAAAGCGATCCAGGCACACCAGCTTGGCGGGAGTCCGTCCATGGTTTATTGCGGTCCTTTCGGGCCGTTGGCCTTGATGTAGCCGAGGATGAGAACAATCAGGGAACCCGCCATGCCTGCCCAGCCATAGGCCGTGAGAGAGAGAGCCGTCGCTGCGGTTGAGGCCGCGCCGACGCCGATGGAAGTCCAGAAAAAGGCGGGGGTGACGCCAGGCTTGAGATTCAATTTCATGGGATGGAAAAGAAGGATTGAGAGGGTGTGGGTTTACTTGGCGGAGGTGAGGACAGGAGGGGAGGCCAGGCGTTCCTTGGCCTTTTCGAGGGCACGCTCAGCCATCAGGACGGCTGTTTGCAGGGCAGCGATTTTCAGCGGGTCAGCTCCAGGTCTGACGGCCTCGGCAACTAGACGAGCCTTAGCCAGGTCAAGGGCACCCTCCGCCGCGATGATGGCGTATTCGGCGGCATCCCGTTTGGTAAAGGGCGCACAGCTCGGCAGCGTGCTGAGGGTGGCGAGAGCGAAGAGGAGGGCGAGGGCTTTGAGTTTCATGGGCGGCGTTGGCTTGAGGTGGACTAACGAAAAGGGCGGCGGCTACTCGTTGCGCTCGTAAGCGAGGATGCCCGCCGAGGTGATTTGGAAGTAGAGCGTTGAACCGAGAGTGGCTTTGGTCTGCTTGACCTGGCTTGGCTCCAAGCCTGCGAGGAACTCGGCAGCGGCCTGGATTTCCTGAGCCGTGTAGTCACCGCCGAGGCGATTGCTTTGGTGGACAATGGCCTCCACAGGCAGGGCCGCCGTGGGGCGGGAGTAGAGCACCTTGCGGGTGAGGAAACGGCAGTCTTCAGCGCGGGCGAGATCGGACATAAATTGAGCGGTCGGGGGTTAATCTTGGGAAGCAAGAATGCCCTCGGCTTTGCCCAGGGAGCGATGCAGGGCGCGCAGCTCGCCAAAGATCTCGCGCATGCTTGATTCGATGCCGTGCATGCCCGTTTGGATCGTGCCCAGGCGATTCTCCAGGCCCTGGATTTCCATCTTGTGAGCGACGGCGATGCGCTTCTCAACCTCGGCCAATTCCTGGCGCACCTTGACGCGTTCCGTCTCCAATTCCTCTTTGGTGGCCAGCTTGCTTTGATCCGCTGGATCTGGGTGGAAGCGGTCCCAAATCTTCAGCCAATAATAAGCCGCTGGCCCGGTGGCCACCAGAGCTGTGATGATCCAAAAAACCAACGTAGGCTGGTCAGCTTCGGAGAGGGCGAGGAGGATGGGCGGCAGCGCGGGAGACATCTTAGCACCGTGGCCTCGCGCCAGTCGCTTGGCTAAGTGCCGGAGGTGCCCTGGCGTGCCCTTACGTGCGTGTATAGAGCGGCATGCTCATCAGCTCAGCCGCAATACTGGCCAGCGTGGACTTTCTCAAAAGCGTGGCCCGGCGCTCAGGCAGGCCAAAGACCATCGTGAGAGGACGTGTGGCCAAGCGCTCGCCCTCGGGCCGAGTGTTGAGATCTTTCTTGGCGGTGTTGGCGCGTGGTCTTGCTGATTCCAGCGCAGCCAAAAAGTCAGCCAAGTGCCCCACTCGCGCCGGGCCACTCACAGGCAAGGCATCCACGGCCTGGCGGATGCGGTCGCGATTGCCCCCGTCTGCATAGGTGGCCAGGCGCTCAGCGACCGGAGCGAGAGCGCTGCGGAGATGATGAGCGTGGGCAATCATGCAGCGTTAGGCAGGTCATAGGCAAAGGTGTCCACAATCTTGCAAATCCCCGTCAGCGGCGGCAACTCTTCCACCTCCAGGCTGGCGCGCAGCCAGCCCGTGGCATCGCCCGTGGGGGCATAGGGCCAGCTTGAGCCGTAAGTCGGATTCCACACGCTGGCACCAAAGCCCCAAGTGACCCCCACTGGAGCCACCTTGATGCTGCCATTGCCGTTAGGGCGCGTCAGGCTGAAGCGTGTGCGGATGGCGTAGGCAAAGCCGTCCACCAAACCATTGGCAGCATCTCCACCGACGTTGCGCCGGAACTGCCATGTTTCCTCTTTGGGAGCCATCCATCCCTTGGAAAGCAGCTCCACCACAGGCCGCCCGGCCTTGGTGCCGATCTGCCTTTTGGTGAAAGCGTAAAACAGGCCATTGGGCAGGCCGCTCTGGATCGTGCGCGTGGAGCCTTGCACAAGGCTCGGATGATCCAAGCTGGTCACCCACAGCACCTCACGCATGAGATCAAACCCCGCATGCACCTCCTCAAAAAGCGGCGCGCCAATGCGGATGATGCTCTCGCCTGCCACGCCGGGAGGCGGGCGACCGATGATGATATTAAGGCCAGGCATGAGGGGTCAGAAAGTGTTGAGGCGTTGCAGCTCGTTAAGGATGGCATCCAGGCGCACCAGCGATTGCTGCACGTCCTGAGGGCTACTGCTCTGCATGCCTGCGTCTGCAAAGGGTTGGGCGATGCCAGGCGCAGCGGCATTGGCTAGGCGAGTGAAGAGATCTTCAGAGACGGACACATCGGGCAGGGCTTCCGCGCCGCCCGTCATGCCTTGGTTGAATGCGCGCCCGCGACTGACGAGGCCATCCAATATGTCCCTCATGCCCTCATTGAGCAATGCCTTGGCGGGATCAAAACCGCTCTTTAACTGCACCGAATCGGCACGGAGCTCTTCCCGGCCAGCTCCCTTTTCAAGATTTGAAGCCGTGCCGCTTAAGGTATCAGCGGCCGCCGTGAATGCTCCAAAATCCATCCAGGTTTCGTCGCCCATTGCTCGGAGCACATCCGCCATGCCATTGGCCATGTCACTAGCGAAGTGCAGCACGATAGCCCCGAGCTTCGCATCGAGCATCTGCAAGGCGGGGAGGAGGGCCGTAAGCAATGCCATTCCCAACTCTGGCATACCATCCGCAATGGCCCCAAACGGGATTTTAATCAACTCATCCACAGTCCCCAACAAGTCGCCAAAGCTGCTAGTGAGGGCATCCACCCCGCCTGCCCCCTCATTGATTTGCAAGATGAACTCGCGGAAAGAAGAAATGACCTCGGCCACTTGCCCGCCAACTGCCGCAAAGACGGGCTCAATGATGCCGCCCAGGCTGGTGAGGTCATCCATGATGGGCTTGAGAGCCTCGTTGATCGGTGCGGCAAAGGCGACCTGGAGAGATGACCAGGCATCGCTCAGGGTGCTGAGCTTACCCGCAAAGGTCTCGCTCTGACGGGACATGCTGGCGAAGTACGCACCCCCATTGCCTGTCATGCGGCCCAGGATGTTCTCGAAGTCTTTGGCCGACACCGCGCCTTTAGTCAGGGCATCGCCCACCTCATTGACATTGATGCCTTTGAACTTGGCGATCTCTTCGCGCAGCCCAGCAACACCGCGTTCAGCGAGCTGGAGAAACTCCTCAGTCGCCAACGTGCCTTTGCCGCGAATCTGATTGAAGATGCTGACCAGGCCGCCGAGATCCGTGTCCGCACCACTGGCGACATCGCCCAGCATCTTGATCTGTTTGCCCAGATCCTTCGCCGCCGTGCCAGCCCCCAAAAGAGCACGGGCAGCGGGGGCCAGGTCGGACATCTCAAAGGGAGTCTCAGCGCCGATGCGCTTCAACTCCGACATCACATCTTTGGTTAGATTGGCATCCTTCAGGATGGTGCCGATGGCGGTCTCTACCGACTCCATGGACGCCGCCTTTTCAAAGGAGCTGGCCATCACACGGGCCGCCCGATTGACCAGGTTAATGGCCAGATCCAGACTGCCCAGGACGCCGATGGCACTGCTCACCGTCCCGGCAAAGCCGGAGCTGTCGAGGCCAAGGGTGTAAGAGAGATCAGGCACGGCTAGGGAATGATTCGGTAAACTTTTTCGAGCTCGGCCCGGCATTCATCGCGGGCTCTCCAGATGGCCCGCTCGATGTAGCCGATGGCGTAGCGGGGATTGATGCGGCAGGCGCGGGCCTCAATGAGGGCAAGCCCTGCCTCCAAAGGCAGGCCGAGAACCACCTCCGCGAGAGTGAAGCGATACTCCGCGCAGAGGATCTCGATGAAGGCCATCACCCACCCAGCCCCCGGCCCGGCTTTAGGCATCGCAGCAGCCAGCGCGGCCACTGCTTGCCCGGAGGTCATCGGCCCCGTCCCGGCTTCAGCGGCTTCCTCCTCTTCGCCGCTTCCCGCTTTCCCAGCTTCACCTCTTGAGGGGCCGGAGCGGGGGCCACGGCCCGCATGTGATCAGCAAAGGCCGTCATCTCTTCTTTCCCCCACCCACCGACCAGCTCCAAGGCCTGGCTATCCAGTTCCGCCAGGTCATCCGCTTCGCGAGTCCGCAGCAGCTCATAGGCTCCGATGGGATCATGAAAGAGGAAGGCCGTGCGGGCCACGGTGATGGACTGGCTTGTCGCGCAGGCAAAGGGGTGAGCTTTGAGAGCCTCATTGGCGGTGCTCACGGCCAGGCACATGTCATGCATGGGCAGACCGCCGATGGTGGTCAGGTTGCGCGGAGTTTCGCCGGCGCGGGCGGCCCGCAAGACGGTGCGCAGTTGGTGAGGATCTGCGCCCGCTGCTTGGGCTTCCAGGCGGCCACGGATGCCTGCCTCGGCCTCATGGAGCGAGGCTGTGCGTTCGGTGATGACGGGCCGGGTGTCGGTAGGGTTCATGGGGATGGATTCAGTGGAAGGTTGCGAGATCAGTCTTCGGCAGGTGGCGGCACAGCCCCCGCGCCGCCGCCTTCCACCGTGACCGTGGCACCCACGCCAATGACGCCGCCGATGCTGGCCCAATGCGCAGCCGTGATCTCGATCTTGCGTGCCCGCTTTCCCTCATAGACCAGCTTCCATTTCAGCAGGTTGGCAGCGAGATTTAGCTTGGTGATGTCAACACGAGCACCAATCGTAGGCAGCTCAGCAGTCTTGGGGAAGATGGCCGTGAACTGAATGTTATACTGCGGATTCGTGATCAGGTAAGACTGCCAGCCGCCCTCAGAATCGGGGATGCCTTCCTCATCCCCCATGTGCTCAATGGAGCCAGATTCCACCTGGCCAAAGACAGTGCCAGCCAGTTCAAGTGTGCCGAAAATAAGATCGGCGTTTCCGATGATGGTGCGCGGTGCGGACATGTTCACAGCCTGCCGCGCTCAGGCTCTTCCGGCTAAGTGCCGGAGGTTCCAGGGTGTTAGAAGTAGCTGCGGACAATAACCAGGCCCGCGCCACCACGGCCACCCGCGCCCGAGCTGATAGTATTCACACTGCCGCCGCCACCACCACCGCCGCCGCCATAGTTTGCCCCATCCGCGCCGGATTGAGCCGCGCCGCCTGCATTGGTGCCGCCACCGCCACCGCCGCCGCCTAACCCAATGTATCCAATGGCCGTGCCAGCCGTGGCCGCTGCCGCCCCCGCCTGAGTGTAGATTCCAGATGCCCCACCGCCAGCTAGGCCAACGGACTGTGCATTGGCGGAGGTAATGCCCCCGCCTCCACCACCGCCCGTTGGCAAGACGCCAAAGCCACTTGCCCCAGCCGTCCCGCCGCCTGTGCCACCGCTGCCGCCGCCGAGGTTGGCAGTCGTCACCCCCATGGCTGCGCAAGAGTCAGGCACAGCCGCGCCCCCTGTGACCGTGGCCGTGGTGCCCGCCGAACCGCCCGCACCTCCTACCGCCGTCCAGTTTCCAAAAGAGGATGCCACGCCATTCGTCCCCGCGTCGCCATTCGTGCTCGCCAGAGTGACGGCTTGGCCGCCCAGCCGCCTTCCCGCATAACTCACCGTGACTGAGCTGGGCACCTCGGCAGGATCAAGGATGACATGCACCCGAGCCCCCGCAGCACCGCCACCACCGCCGCCGCGCACGGTGCTGCCAGCTCCCTGCCGACCGCTGCCGCCGCTCCCTCCCCCGCCAATCATATAGACCTCTATGGCTTTGCAGCCAGCAGGCTTGTTCCAGGTAGTTGTAGTTGGGCCAGCGCCAGCCGTCAGGATAGAGCCATCGTAAATATCCACCTGCACCGCGCTGCCGTTGCCTGCCGCCGTGATCCGCCCATCAGCATCCACTGTGACATTGCTCATCGTGTAGCTGCCAGGTGTCACGGCGGTGCTGGCGATCTGAGTGGCTCCAATATCCCCCGTGCCGATGCGGGCCACGGGCAGCGTGCCTGAGGTGATGTTGCTGGCGGAGATCCCGGTGCCCACCTTGCTGCCTGTGAGGCTGCCGTCTGCGAGGTCGTCGAGATCCGCATCATAAGCCTGCACTTGAGAGCCGATGGCCACACCGATAGAGCTGCGCACCGTTGCTGCATTGTTGACTGCCAGCACCAGGGTGCCGCTGCCCGTCACGGGTACGCCTGTGAAAGTGAAGCCCGTACTGCCGCCGCTGGCATCCACATACGTGACCGTGCCCGTGCCGCCCCCGATGGCCTCATAACGAGTAGTGCCGTCACCATTGGAGACGACGACATCGCCATCAGAGCCATATGTACTCGGGCCAAGGAGCAGGCGACCCGCCTTGCGCGGCAGCAAGATCGCCGCGCCATCTTCACTGTAAGGATCAGCCAAAAGATGCACATGAGAATAGCTGAAGGGTGGCTCATCAGGCCAGTCTGGATTGAACCAAAAGCGCACTCCATACGCACCAGGAGGATTGATGGCAGGGGTCATTAGAGGCACGCCATTGGCATAGTCCAAAAGGTAAGGCGTCACATCCGAAAGACGGCCTTTGGAGTCCACTGTAAAGCCAGCGATGGGATACGCCCCCGCTGTCACGCCCGTGGGGGCCAACGTGGCGGCCACTGAGCCAGAGCCCGAGGCAGTCACATCCCCCGTTAGGGCGGTGATTCCCCCCGGCGATCCGTTATTCGCCGAGGTAATTCGTCCGTCTGCATCCACCGTGATGTTGGCGGAGGTGTAGCTCCCCGGCGTCACGGAGGTGCTGGCGATCTGAGTGGCTCCAATGTCCCCCGTGCCGATGCGAGCCACGGGCAGTGTGCCCGAGGTGATGTTGCTGGCGGAGATCCCGCTGCCCACCTTGCTGCCCGTGAGGCTGCCGTCTGCCAAGTCGTCGAGATCCAAATCATAAGCCTGTACTTGAGAGCCGATGACCAAACCCAAAGTGGACTGCGCAGCGGACGCGCTGAGATCATCCACCAATGTGAGACCAAAGGCCGAGACTGCCGAGGAAGCGAGCTTGCCATCCAGCGCGCTTTGCAGGCCTGTGACATCGCCAATGATGTGACTGTGACCTGAAGGCGCAAAGGTGCTAGGCACCCCCGTGAGCTTTGACCAGGCTAACGAAGTCAGCCAGGCCGGGTTGCCGTAACTGCCGGAGGTCAAGACGACAGGATCGGTGATGCCGTAGCCTGCCAAGCTGGTCGGCGCGCCTGTGATCTTTGACCACGCTAACGAGGCGAGCCATGACGGGTTTGCATAGCTGCCCGAGGTCAAAACAATGGGGTCCGTGATGCCATAGCCTGCCAAGGTCGTGGGCTTGCTGGTGAGGTCCGCAAAGGCCAGCGAGTTGGCGACCGCCAGAGTCCCCAGGCCTAATGTGGCGCGTGCTGCCGAGGCGCTGAGATCATCCACAAGAGTCAGCCCAAAGGCCGAGACTGCCGAGTTTGCGAGCTTGCCATCCAGCGCGCTTTGCAGTCCCGTGACATCGCCAATGATGTGAGCATGAGCCGAGGGCGCAAAGGTACTTGGCACCCCTGTGAGCTTTGACCAGGCTAACGAAGTCAGCCAGGCCGGGTTGGCATAACTGCCGGAGGTCAAGACAATGGGATCGGTGATGCCATAGCCCGCCAACGTCGTCGGCGCGCCTGTGATCTTTGACCACGCTAACGAGGCGAGCCATGACGGGTTTGCATAGCTGCCCGAGGTCAAAACAATGGGGTCCGTGATGCCATAGCCTGCCAAGGTCGTGGGCTTGCTGGTGAGATCCGCAAAGGCCAGCGAGTTAGCGGCCGCCAGAGTGCCCAGGCCTAACGTGGTGCGTGCTGCCGAGGCGCTGAGATCATCCACCAACGTGAGGCCAAAGGCCGAGATGGCTGAGGTTGCGAGCTTGCCATCCAATGCGGCTTGCAGGCCCGTGACATCGCCAATGATGTGACTGTGAGCTGAAGGCGTGAACGTGCTAGGCACGCCGCTGAGCTGAGACCAGGCTGGCGACAGGATGAGCTGACCACTCGAAACCGAAAGACCCGTGGTTAGTGCCGCCGTGATGGGGATGCCGTTGGAGTCAAAAGCCAAGATGGAGTTAGGCACGGCAGGCAACCGCACCTCAATGAAGCTAGTGCCAACGTAACGATCTAACGCCAGTCCGCTGGACTGCGCCAAAGCCAAGGTGTTGAACATCCCCAGCGCCAAGGCCAGGAAGGATTTCAGGTGTTTTTTCATGGGCATAAAAATCAAAGCTCAACCATCCGCACGCGCTTTGTGACGCCGTCGCCATCGGTGATGTGGAGATAGTTACCGACCACGGCCATAGCGAGACCCTCGGCAGGCGTTCCCCAAGCGACCTCGAAGTCGCCAGGGCCAGTCTTGACAATGACCTGGCCAGGCGCGCCGCCAGGAGGGAGATAACCAACACCCCTCAGCATGATGGGCGGCAGTGGGTCAGGGCCATCGGTATCGGTGAGGACATAACGCACAGTGAAACGCACCCGCGCTGCACGCCAAGGCATGCCCTCCACACGCACCCAATCCCAGCCGCCAAAGCGGAAAGCGCGACCACACTCTTGGTCGAGACTTTCATCATCCACCGTTAGGCCACGCACCTCCCGCATCAGCCATTCCAGGCGCGCCAAAAAAGAGGGGGTGGCATTGGGCTTGCTGCGATGCAATCCTTTAGACGGATTGGCTGCCAGGCCGAGAGGGGCCGTCACATAAAAGTGGATCTGATCGGAGACATACCCACCCACATCATCCCCGCTCTCCATGCTGTCATTGCCGCCTGGCACCATTACCACACGCCAACGGTCAGCGGCCTGCGTCAGGGATTCCAGCGCATCGTATTCGGTATCCGCGACCGCCAGCACACCCCCGGCATCAGCCATGAGGGGTTGCAGCGTATCCTCCAGAGCAATGAGCAGAGCAGATAGCGTCATGGTTAGTGTCCCGCTGATTTGGAATAGACTCGGCTTGGCTCGCTAATGACGGCCACGGTGTCATTGACCTGCTCAATGACTGGCGAGAGTGGATCTTCGCCGCTCGCAATGCGGCCCAGGCGAGACCAAAGGATCTCGAAATCAGCCGCAAAGGGGAATTTATCCAACAGGCCCCGACGCTGATAAACCAGGCGGGCCGCCACATGAGAAGCCACGTCTAACAAGAAAGCATCCAGCCCCGCATTGCCCGGCGCAAACGGCACGGCATACCGCTGGCCCAGGACGCCATTGACACGGGCCTCAGCCAGCCTTTGCACTTTCGTGAAGGCATCTTGAGTGCCGTCGCTGTTATCATCCAGGCCCTCAGTGAGCCAGCCCTCAGGGATGAGCGCGGATAGATCGTCTTGAGTAAAGTAGGCCATGTGAAAACGAGAGTGGTCTTTAAAAAAGCAGGCCGGAGACTTTCGCTCCCGGCCTGCTCCCCTTTGGCTTGGGCACCCCTGCCCAAAAGTGTTACAACGCAGTCGGAGACCGCAGGCCCTCGGCCCGGAAAAGGATCTTGGTGGTGGACTTGGCCACGGCGATGACGATGGGCCGCCAGCCTGTGGTGAGGTCTGCCGCTGGAGCTATCGCGCCAGGGTTGGCGCTGGCCACGTAGATGGTGCCATTGACGACGGTGCCGCCCAAGGTGAGGTCATCATCTGCCGTGATGATGGTGACAGGCTGACCCGTGCCGGAGGTGGTAGCCGCGAGGCCATCCACATCCCTGGCCGCCGCCGTTGCCGAGTTGGAGTCGGTGAGCTTCCAGGTGTTGTCACTGACATCCAGATAAATGAGCTGGCCCGCCGTGATGGCCACGCCAGCCTTGCCATACCGGTATTGAGCATTGGCACCCGGCGTGAGGTTAGCCGCCGTGATGGTGACATCCGCAGCCGTTGCCGACTGCATCGGATTCAAGGCGATAAAGAAGGCCACCAGGAGCAGCCACAGAGAAAGGAAAGGAGAGGAACTTTTCATGAGCAGAGAAGAGAAAGAATGAGGCGGAGCCGCCAGCGATGGAGAGATGATAAATACACCCCAGCGGCCCCGCTTGACCGGGTGGTCACACTTGGTTAGGCCGCATCAGCACCCGTGGAGCCGTAGGCGTATTCAGGCAGGCCGCCAGCGATGGCGAAACGACCGCGAGCCTTCCAGCTAAAGAGGTCATCATTGAAGACCTTGTCAGCAGTGAGTGACATGTTGGCGGTCAGCTCAAATTTCACACGCTCCTGATAGATGATGGGCTTGACCTCTCCGCCGCAATCCAAGAGGAACCAAGGGCGGGCCGCCCCCGCTGGCTGGAGACCAGGCAGCACCAAGACTTGAGCCTTGTTGAAATTCGGGTTTTCTCCACCCCCGGCAAGAGTCGCCAACTTGACGATGGAGTCCGCCGTCGCCTCATCGTCAGAGCACACCACCAGATAGACCTGAGCTGGATTGAGCAGCGTGAACAGAGGCACACCCGCCGCATCCCGACGATCCCGCAGGTTGGCATAAGCGAGCTGGAAGTTGGTCGCGCTGAGTTTCTTGGTGCCCAGATTGCTCCAAGCCGCCGCACGACCATGCGCCTTATGGTCAGCCGCGAAGAAGGGCTTGCCATCATACGACTTAGAAGTGGTGAAACTCAGGCCTAACCATTTGATGAGCTCCAAGTCTGGAGACTGCCCAGCGCGCTGACCCCAGAGGGCCGCAGTCGGCGCGAAGACGCCATATTGATCATCCTCAATGGCCGTGCGTGGCACTTCGACAATGCCCGCAAACTCCTTATTGAGCACGGATTGCCCCAAGACCTGGAGGCGGGTCTTGATGATCTCGGCAGTCTTCTCGCTGATGGCTGGGAGCGAGGCCAGCCAGGCATAGACATTCTCCGCTGTGACGCTCGGCACCGACATGCACAGCTTTTTGTAGAAAGCAGGCACGTTGCCGATAGCGCGGTTGAAGTTGGTTTGGAACCCCGCGTCAATGTCGCGGAGTACAGAGGTATTGATAACGACGCCTTTCATAAATGGATGATCAGTGGGAGGATGGGTGAGGGGTTGTTGGGCAGGTGGTTATGGGATCTCAATCCACACGCCGTCTGCATCTACCTGCACGGGCCTGCCGACAGGGATGTCATTCGTGGCGCCAGCAGCGACACAGACAGTCTGGTTATCTTTGATGACCGCCGCCCCGCCTGTCATGATGCTGGCGATGGTGACCGGGTTGGTGGGGTCATTGAGCAGCTTGTAGGTCTCGCCGCGTTCGATACGCACACTGAGATCTCCAGCCGCACCTCCAGAATTGTCCACTTCTTCAGCCGCAAGGCCGAGTGTGACCAAGTTGGCGGTGTCACTCCCAGGCACAGCGTAACCGGAAGCGTTGCGGCAAACGATGGTGCCTTGCAGGATCTTGGTGGTCGCTGCGATGGGGGCAAGGATGATGTTGCCAGAGCGGCGGTCAATGGGGATGGATACGGTGGTGTCAGCCATGGTCGTGGATCAGTGAGAGGGTGAGGAAATGGAATGGGGTCTCGCGGGCTTTCGCGGGCATCTAGGACGCCTCGCAACTTGGTTAGGCGGCCTAGGCAGCGGGGAGGCACTGCGGCGCGTATTTGGCCACATCCTCAGGCTTCAGCCCCATGGCCTCCAAGCGAGCGATGGAAGCAGCGCTGAAGGCTTCGACACTGCCCTTGGTTTCTTTGCCCGTCTGGTGGGCATTGAGAGGCACCTCGCCAGGCTTGGCTTGCTTGACGATGTCCGCCAAGACATCCAGGGGAGTGTTCTTGAGGGTCTCGGCACTCAGGGGGATGATCTTGCCCTCAGCCGTGGCTTGGCGAATCAGCTCAGCGCGCTTGAGTTCATCGCGCTCACCTTGCAGAGTCTTGACTTCAGTGCTGAGGGCCGTGACACGACCTTCAATGGCCTGCATGTCGGCACTCATGGCGTCAGGGGCTTTCTTCGCAGCGGCTTCGATCTTGGCCACAGCGTCTTTCAGGGCCGTGGTAACAGTGGCTTCGTCAGCATCGGCAGCGAGAGTCATGCCGAGGGCGGTAAACAGGGCGATCAATTCAGGAGTCGGTTTCATGGGTGCGGATTCGGATGGGAGAGAGGCGGAAAGGGCGGCAAAGAAAGGCGCGAGTTGAGGCCCAGCGGCGGCAGCGGAAATGGTTAGGCCGTCAATCTCGCCATGGCGGCAGAGCGCGGCGGAATGCAGGGCAATGACGGTGCCATCGGCACGGCGGAAAACGGCGGGGGAGATGTCTTGGAAGAGCTTGCGCTTCCAGGCCCGCAGGCCCATCGGGGTCCATTCGATGTCGTGATAGACCAGACCTTCCCCTGGCACAGCGGAGCAAGTGGCCCAGGCCGCAATGTTGCGCGGCTCCTGGCTGGCTGCATAAGCGGGCGTGCCTGGCACGGTCTCATGCTCAAAGTCGAGCGCCAGCCGGGTGCCGAGCTTAGCCGCCGCCTGGCGCTCCGCAAAGCCTTCCAGCGTGGCCGCTGAGACAATGACCTTGCCACGACCACGGGCATCATGACTGCCCAAAGGAGCCACGACCAGACGAGTGGGGGCAGAGCGGGTGCCGCCTGACAGCGCAGCGCCATCGGCGCGGAAAGCGCAGAGAGTCAGAGCGGTGTCAGTGGCGGCCTTGAGCATTCCTCAGACTGCCCCACCCGCCTCAATACCTCTAAGTGCCGGAGGTGCCAGGGTGCCTGAGCCTAACCAACAACCCAAACAAAAAGCCCGCAGGCCTTATCGCTTGCGGGCTTTGTTAATTCATCGGGCTCGCCTACGCAGCCATTCGCGAAAGACTTTCCAGGCCACCCAAGCCAAGACCGCGAGAGGCCAGAAATACCACGGCATGTCTGAGGCCTGAGGAACGGGGTTCATGGTGCTTTTTGCCAAAATTGCCAGGGCGCTGGATCATGATTAGAATCCCCTTAACTTCTCGCGAACGTTACTCTTTTTCAGCGCCTCCAACCGTTCTTTTTGGCCTTTCGTAAGAATCAGCAATACCCGCTTTATCTCATCCCAATGAGCAACGCGGCCAGCATCTGCCGTCACCCATGTTTTATTAAAAACAGCAGAAGCCGCCATTTCCCATTTTTGGGCTCCACTGTTGGCTTCTAGGAGCACATCGATTTCATCGGCGCTCAAAGGTAGAGACCTGCCCACTGCATCTCGCTTTTCGTTTGCCAGCATCATGCCTTCACAATGCCCCTCAAAGAAGTCACACATGATAATCATGCCGGACATCCGGTAAAATTTTCTGTCACCATCATCCTGGACAGGCTCGCCATATCGGGCTTCACATTCCCTCGGCAGCTCGCCAATTCTCGCGAAGGCGGGCACAGCAATCATTAAAATTAGGGCGAGAAATCGTTTCATATAGAGTGGATGACACCGATTCAATGGGGTTTTTACCAGTGTCAAAGTCAAAACCCAGGCATCTTCTTGCTCACCTGAGACACCGGATAAATCCAACTGAAGGCCTCAGGAGTAAATTCCATCGGCGGATACGCAGGGTTGTAGCTGGAGAGTACCACCTTGTTACCACTGGCTTGAAAAAGTTTGAACATGACATCGGCATTATGGCCATCATTCAGCCGCGCAATGACCACCATACCATTACGAGGTTTGGCACCAGGACTAACAATAGCTACATCACCTGGAGTATAAACGGGAGCCATGCTGTCACCTGAAAGCGTCACCGCGAAGGCCTTGGGGTCTTTCACGTCAAAGGCCAGGTAGCCCTCCCCAGTATAACCGTTGTCATCCCACGCCCCCAAAGATCCACATTCAGCCATGCTCAACAGAGGGACAAACTTTGCCCGGCTTTTCTCCATGCCTGGCCCCATGCCGATATTGGGGACTGCCCCGAATGATCCATACGGGACATCTCTGCTAGGAGGCTCATCCGCACCGTTCATCAATTCAGATTCGCTAATGCCCAACAATTTGGCCGCTTTGCGAATCATCTTTTCCCCCATGCGGGACACCCCGTCTTCAATGGCCTGATACGTGCCCGTGTCCGGGTATCCAATCGCCTTGGCAAACTGCGGCACGGTCATGCCCAATGCAAGGCGACCGGCTTTTAATTTTCCTCGCGGACCGTAGGCAATGGGCTCTTCAGCCACTGATAAAACCGATTCAGTCGGTTTTAAATCCAAGGCCTCCGACTGATCAAAATCTTCATTCAGTGAAGATTTGTGAGCTTTTTCTAACCTCTCAACTCTGGTTTTAAAGGTCTCGGAAGGCTCGCGTCCACCTTCAACCATGCTCAGATAGTTTCTTGAACAGGGAATTAGCTTAGCAAATTCATCCTGCTTCATGCTCATGGCACGACGCAACAGTAAAATTCTGTTAGCAAAATCTAAATCCATGCTCACTTTTTGTTTGCGGTTTTATTGTTAGCATATTATCACTCGGATATGGCAACCGCTAACTCTACACCTCCACCCTTGCAAGCGGCAAGTTTCAAGGAAGCCGCCAAGCTGGCAATGATGCGGCGAAATCTCACTGTGGCGGCACTTGCTAACCGCCTCGGTCGTCAGCGCAACACAGTGAGCATAGCCATCAATCATGAAACGATGTGCCCGGGCGTGAAGGAAGAGATCAAAAAGGAACTGGGGTTTCACATATGAGAAGGCTTTCTCCAAACCTCATCCGGCCCATGATCGCTTCTGCCATCAAAGGTGCCGACTCCCTCCCCGCCACTGAAAAGGCTGACGTTTACGAAGGCATTGCGCAAATCGCCGAACGCGCAGGCTTGGCAACCACAGCAAGGGATGCGCTCAACTTAGCCAATGCGTTGAGGGAAGCTGAGATGCTCCAACTGAACTTTCGTGAGTTTGCACAGGAGGGCGGACAATGAAGCCTCAGTCCGTTGAAGCCTCCAACTTGGTCCGTGGGGAGAAGGTTCAAATCCCAGGCTCCAAGACCATTTATGAGGCCGGACCCATGTGCGGAAAAGAGGTCCATCTCTACCCACCCAAGGGAAACACCAAAGCCATTCCCTCCGACTCCTTTGTCTTCCTTCTGGAGGAACGGAAACCCGCCTCCCTCACAACCCCGGACACGAAACCGGAACCCGTTGCCCCTCAGTTTTCCCGCCATTCAACCATGACAACACACATTGTTAGACACACCCTCATTTCCCTTGATCCCCGGCTCGCATCCGTCCCGATGATGAGCGATGTAGCCGCCCGATTCCTTGGCGCATCCAAGGCAGAGCACAAGAAGGCAGGGCAAGAGATGGCCGACGAACAGGACGCCCTGTGGCAGAGCCTGGACCGCGAGGGCATCCTCGAACCCATCAAAGCTTACCGTGAGGGCCGCAAATGGATCATGGCCGATGGTCGCCACCGCCTGGAATGGGCCACGGCTCGCAATATCCCGAAAATACCGCTGATTGAAATCAGCAAAAGCCAGGCCAGCACCATCATTGAAGCCACGGTGGTAGGTCGTCGCCACTGGACGAAGGGGCAGAGAGCATATCTCGCCATCCTTGTGCATCCCGAGGTGACAGAAGGCACCGCTGGACGCCCGCAAAAAGTTCACTCAGTGAAGATTTCCATGGAGGAACTCGCCAAGAGAGTTGGCGTATCGATTGGCCTGATCCATCAAGCTGCTGAGCTTTACCGCGCTTTTTATGCCCCTGGCAGCAAGCCCGATTCCGTTGAGGCCATTGAAGCAGCGTCTCTCAAGGAGCAATACGAGATGTCTATCTGGGCTGGCAATGGCCTGGGTGCGGTGCTGGCAGGCATTGAGGGCGGCAAGGCCACCAGTGGCCAGACCAAGCCCCCCAGCGGCTTCCACGGCCTGGATAAGCCTCTCGGCACCTTCTCACGTTTCAGCGCGCTCTATACCACCTGGACGCCCGAAGAGCGCAACAAAGCGCAACAACTCATGACCGTGAAATTCAAGGACATGAGCCCGGATTTCCGCCTCGCCGTCAGCGAGGCCCTCGCCGCTGCCGAGGTCTGATCAACACCCACACCCCAACGCCATGAGCACCCCTCACATCCTCCAAATCGCCGCTGGCATCGGCCTGCCTACACTGGCCGCCATCGGCCTCGCTTTGGCGAGCAAGACTCAGCACCACGCCGAGGCCCTGCGCTGCCAAGCCCTCCTCAAGGAAGAGGAGCAAACCCAACCCGCCACACCTCCCGTCAAGCATCGCCGCCAACGGGTATTTTTCAAGGAGCTCACAGACTCTCAAGCCCTCTTCCGCGACTTCGCTGCCGCGCTGGTCTTGGGCCTCCTCTTCATCGCCTGCCTCATCCTCCTAGGAGGGTGGTCACGCTAACCAATTATTCTCATGATCGCCACCCGCCAAGGCCAGCCCACCAACGCCGCAGACCGCGCCCTCATCATCACCCATATCCAGGGGCTGGTGAAGAGTGGCACGCCCCTGCGCAAGGCCTGCGCTGAGGTGGGGATCAATCACAACAACTATTACCGCTGGACCGCCGATGCAAACCCGATACAAGAACCCAAAGAGACCGCGAAGCGTGGTCGTAAGGCCAAGTGGGAATTGGGCGAGGCCGATGCGCGTCGCCTGCGGTTTTGGCATCTCGTTAAGAAGTCCGTGCCGTTGGCGGTCGAGGCCTTTATCGCTGAGGGTTTGACAGGTAACGAGGAGCCGTATTTCAAGGCGCTCAAAGCCTGCATTGCCAGCCCCACCGATACAGGCCACCGCGCCAGCCCGGAACTGGCCCGCGCCATGCAGGCCCATTGGCAGGCCGCCAACAAAGCCCGCAAGGTGGTCACCTGGCCCCTCAGCGTGCAACGCGCCTGCCGCGCCACGGCCCAAGAGGCCGCGCAATTCCGAGGTGACAAACACGCCACCGATGCACGCGGCACCGAGCGCCGAGGCGTGATGATCCGCACGCCGGAAGGTGACCTTGTCCCGTGGTATCCAGGGGCCATCTGGGAGAGCGATGACATGAGCGTCAATGATCCGTTCCGCTTCCATGACGCCGCCACGCAAGAGGAAATGCTCGGCCGTCAGATCCTGGCCACCATTGACGCCTTTGCCCTGAATTGGTTAGGCGAATCCCACATTGGCCGCGAGCGCGACAGCTACCGCGCCGAGGACATCGCCAGCCATTTCCGGGCCATCGTCGAAGAGCATGGCCTCCCTTACATCTGGCGCATCGAAAAAGGCCGCTGGGACAATGACTTCATCTGGGGCGTCAAGCTGGGCACCGATGCCGAAGGCAAAGACATTCGCTGGGGTGGCCTGGACAAGATCATCCACATCCGCGAGAAGCACACCAGCGACGGCAAGGCGAACGTGGAAGGTGCCTTTGATTTGCTCCAGGCCCTCATGGATCACGGCTTCAGTGGCCAGACCTTGAGCATTGGCCGCGAGCGTGGTGAGTTTGAAGCGGCCACTCGTTTGATGCTGCGCGCCAACCGCGAGAATCCCGACCTGGACGCTCTCTCCAAGTTTTGGACCATTGAGCAATCTGCCGATGCAGTCGCCCAAGCGATGGCGCTCTTTAATCAGCGGCCCAAACGCCGCCAGTGCTTTGCCAATGAAACTCGTGTTCCGGCTGAGCTTTGGAAAGCGCACGTCAAGCGTCCTTGCCCCTCGGATTCCATGTGGAGATTCCACGCCATCAAGACCACCGCCACCGTGCGCAAGGGCATCATTGAAGTGAAGGCCCCGCATTACCCGGTGAGCTTCCGTTTCCGCGTCCATGGCGGCAGTCGCACGCCTAACGTTCATTGTGACAATGGGCATGAAGTACTGGTCGCCTTCACACCCGGCAGCGCCTGGGAAGGCTGCGAGGTTTTCAATCGGGACAAGTCCGCCCGTAACCGTGAGGGCTGGGGATTTGGCGAGCGCATCGGCGTGGCTGAGTACATGCCCGATGGCCTGCAAGAGGATCTGTATGGCGCGAGCTACAGCCCTGGCCAGAAGCGCGCCGCTGCCCAGGTGCGCCGAGCAACCCGCCTCATCATTGGCGGCACCAACTTCCAAGGACGCCGCATCAGCCACGCTCAAGACAGCTTTGGCAATCAGCTCACTCAAGAGATGACCAGCGACCGCGCCGAAACCGCCACCACCCACCCCATCATGAGCACCCCGCCCGAACGCGAAACACCCACCCCCGTGGAGATGCCAAGTGCTGACCGCACCGCTGAGGCCCCACGCAAAAGCCGCACCTCTAAACCTCGCCTCCACCTCACCACCCCCCGCCGTGGCCAGGCCACCGAGACGACCGCCCCCGACTTCGACGAGGAAGAAGAACTCCGCGCTTTGCAGGCCCTCTAACCCCTTTGCCTAACCATCTATGAGCACCACCCCCACGCCTTACCATTGGGATCACGTCGCCAGCGCCGTCCGCCCCGGCGCTGCGATGAAGCCCTTCAAACCTCTCGCCTTGCTAACGCTGGACAACACGGCCCCCGACCGCGCCGCTCGCATCCGTGAGCTGCATCTCCGCAAGGCCGAGGCCGCCGCTCAAAAGGCCGATCTCTTTGAGTTGGAGGGCGATGCCAAACGACGGGCGAATGACCCCACCATCCGCCTGGCAGGCATCTGCGCCGACTGTGCCGCCGCTGATCTGCGCGAGGCCGCCCGTCAGAGCCTCATCATCGTCACCAGGCTGACCGACTACACCTCGGAATCAGACAAGGCCGACATCCGGTTTCACCTTCGCCTAGCTGAGTTGTCCTACCAGTGCCGCCCCACCGAAACCGGGAGCCCACAACCCATCCCCGATGACCCCCGCATCGCCACCTTTCTAGCCGCCTAACCGCAACCCCGTCAACGCACCCCGCACCCACATGAGCACCCAGACCCAGACACCCGCGCAAGAGTTGCGCACCCTCGCGCTCCAGATCCTGGAGATCTCCAATGCCGACGACCTCAGCAAGGCTGAGTTGATCCGCCTGCATCCTGGCCTTGGCCAGTCAGACAAGACCATTACGGCCATCGCCAAGGGCAAGACCGATGACCTGGACGTCGCCAAGTGGCTACCCGCTTACCGCGCCGTCTTTGCCGAGCTTGTCGGAGCCTCCGATGATGACGAGCTGACCCTGTATGAGGAGCTGAGCAGCGCCAAAGCCGTGCGTGGCCAGACCAGCCGCCTGATTTTCTCCAAGACCCTCGCCCGAATCCTGATCATCAAAGGCGAGACTGGCACGGGCAAGACCAGCGCCCTCGACATCATCCGCGAGAAGTACAACGGCATGACTGTGCAACCTCAGGTGTTTCGCGTGGAAGCCTCGGCAGCATGGGGAGACAGGCCTAACAGCATGCTGGAAGAGATGCTCACCGCCTTGGGTGTGGATCCAGGCCGCCGCAATGCCACGGCCCGCCTGCGCAAGCTTTCCGACACGATCAACACTCGGGGAGTCGGCACCATCATCCAGGTGGATGAGGTGCATGACTTTGGTGTCCGCTGCCTGCGCACGCTCAAGACAGTGATTAGCCAGTCGAACGTCAAGATCCAGCTCGCTTGTCACAAGCGGCTCTTCCGCACGATTGAGACGGAGCACGCCGACGACCTCTCCCAGCTCACGGGCAACCGTCTCCTGGCCATCGTGGAGCTTGGCGCACCGCAGGCCGATGACGTCAAGATCCTACTCCAGAAGCGCCTGCCCGCCATCGTCACCGATCATCTCGCCGCCGCTGCCGCCGAGCTGGCCCGCCACGCCCGTGGCAACGGCAATCTGGCCTTTGTCCGCGAGGTCTTAGTCCGAGCGCACCGCGCCCAGGCTAAGGCGCAAACCCCCATCACTTTTGAAGAGATCAAACGCCACATCAGCGACGAGCTGAAAGCCCGCAACAAAGCCACCACCAGCCTGTAACCCCCGCACCCCATGAGCACCCCTGCACCTCTAACCGTCGAGAAATTGAAGTCACCCCCTTTCAAATTTCACATGCATGTGAATGGAGCAGAGCAGTTCTCCAAACGAATCACCAGAAACGCCGAGTTCGGCTTGGCCATGGTCACTGAAACAAACGGCAGGCCCAGCTACAAACTAACCGCCCGCAGGCTTGTCATGGAAGGCACGGACCTTGAGCTAGATCTACTAACAGGCATCCCTGATTACGCCGCCTTTTGCACCTCCTACAACGCACGGCGCTGCCCGGCATGCTAACCAACCCTTCAACCTCACTGCACCCCATGAGCCCAAACACCGCTACCTCACTCCTTGGCCTTGCTCTCCAGCCTGCCGAGACACCCGACACCGATAGCATCCACCAGAACGCTGCAAGCCTCATTTACGAAGCTCGCGGCCTTCAGACGGACGGACCGACCATGGCCGCCGTGCAAGGCTGCCTGCGCGGCCTGTCCCGGCTGGATCTGAGCGTCTTGCAAGCCCATGTCTTGCTCTGCTACGCACAGTCCCCAGCCTGGACGGCTGAGACACTCGCGAAAGATCTTTGCATCCCCACTGAGAGCGCCTTGCACGCCATCGCCGAGCTTTTTCAGCGCGGCTTGATCCTTTGCCCTCATGAGGGCAAAACGCTCATCACCATCCAAGGCACCACGCAGGCCGCCATCATCATCGGCTGCACCTCTCTGGCCCAGGCCGCCAATCTCCTGGGCCGCAAGACACGCTGACTTACCCCCACCCCCTAAGCACCCCATGACCCATGAAATCCGCGCCATCCAAGACAGCCTCGAAAACGCGCTCGACCACCAAGCCGAGATCCTCACCGCAGGCCTCAGCGCCCGCGACAAAGCGGCCATCCTCCAAGGTGTCTGCGCGCACCTCGGAGAACAAATCGAAACACTCCTCGACGCCGACTGAGACCGCCGCGCCGCTCCTGGAGATGGCTTGGACGGTGGATAGTCACCAGCACAACCGCACCCCCAAACACGAGCGCCTAACCAACGCTCAGTTGGTCGTCGTGACTGTCTCCCACCTCCGCTACCTGGGCACCATCCAGGCTACCCTAGAAGGCCCCACGGGCGAGCGCAGCCTCCGAGCCCTAGCCGAGCAATACAACGCCCAAGGCAAAACCGCCAAGCCCCATAAAAAGGCCTTCGCCGACCTGCCCTCAGGAGCCCGCGCTACCGCCTCCATCAAGAATTATCAGGGCTTTACCAGCGCTGAGTTTACCCCCCCCCGCAAACGTCTGACTTCCAATTAACCTAACCTTTTTTATCACCATGAGCACACCCAAAGCCAAGACCGTCAAAGCCAAACGCGCCAAGCTGGCCACCTTCATCAAGGACCGCCCCGAGCTGGAAAAGAAGCTCGGTGAACTCACCCGCGCCAGCATCCTGCAAAACGCGCTGACCGCCGAAATGAACGCGGAGATTGAAGCGGTCAAAGCCCGCTTTGTCTCCAAGCTGGAAACCCACAAGGAGACCGTCAGCGAATGCACGACGGCGATTGAAACCTACGCCCTGAGCCATCGCGACGAACTCTTTGGCAAAGACTCCAAGACCGTCGAGATCGGAGGCCATGAGCTGAGCTTCCGCGACAACGGCGGAGCGGTGGAAACCGTCAAGGGCATCACCCAGACCACCGCCCTGGATCGCCTCATCAGCCATGCGAATGAAGAGGTCGCTGATCTCTTTGTGACGTGGAAAGCCAGCCTGTCCAAAGACGTGATCAAGGCCAAATGGCCCGACCACAAAGAGTTCCTGACAGGCATCGGCCTGAAGCTGGAACACAGCGAAAACTTCACCATCAAGCTCAGCCTGGTGGAAGGCGCAGAAACCCAACTCCAAGCCGCCTAACCCCATGAAGCGCAAACCCCGCCGCATCCCAACCCTCGTCAAAGCCGCCCGGGCCAGCCGCCTCCGCACTGCCCGGCTGCTCAAAAAAGCCGCCTAACAACCACCATGAAAATCATTGACGGCAATCATGCTCCGAAGATCGAAAAGCCCTCATGGCTTCGCAGACTGCTCAACCGTCTCTGTTTTTATGAGACGATGAGCGGAGCAGGCCGCTGCCCGGTCTATATGGAGCGCTGGACACTGGCCCTCCGTTTTGGTTGCGGCATTTACCTGCATCGTTTCATCGGTGACGATTGGGCCACTGATCCACATGACCACCCGCGCCGCTTTATCAGCATCGGCCTAAAAGGCTGGTACTTTGAAGACATCTATTATCACCCGGAAATTTACCTGGACCGGGACGGCCCCCTCAAAGGCAAAACCGTAATGCAAGAGACCCGGGTTCACATAGCTCCCTGGGTTCGCACCTTCCCGGCCCACCACCTCCACCGAGTCCGAGCCTCTGAATGCGGGGATTGCTGGACGCTCGTCATCGTCCTGCCGAAAAGCCGCTCTTGGGGATTCGTCCAAGACGGCCAGTGGATTGGATTTCGGGAATACGTCTTTGGCGACAAGGCCCGCACCGATTGTTAGACCCAACCCTTCACCGCCATGCCAGTCATCGTCACCACCCCCACCCCTTGCGCCGAGCAAAGCGCGCTCATGCAGCTCTTAGGCTTTGCTCCGCAAGACTCAGAATCGGAGCGCTGCCCTTGGCGGTTTACCGCCATCGGCGGCAATGGCCTGCCGCCTTACAACCTGGAGATCACCCTCTCACCCGGCGAGACCCCGAGCCTCCATCAGGTCGTTGGTCTCATCATCAAGACAGGCCTGGAAACCGGAGCCCGCCGCCGCGTGGCCGCCATCAAACAACTCCTCAACGATTGACCCCATGAGCCGCGCTACCCCCATCCCGTTCGATCCTGACCAGCTTGGCCAGGTGACACAGCCCAAGCGCCACGCGCAGCCTGCTGCGCTGGCTCTTAACGAGATCCTGACAGCCAAACCGATGGAGCCGGGTAAAGCGCCTTACACCCCTTTCGATCCTGAGCCGCCTTCGTCAAAACCTTACTTCGACCCCGCGAGTGGCACAGGCCCCGCGCCGATGCTGAGTGAGATCCTGGCGGCCATGCCGATGGAGTCGGGGGAAGCGCCGCACCCCGATGACTTGAAGGGCACGGCCAAGCCACTGGACAATGACGCCAAGTGGAAGCTCAGCGACCTGGCCAAGCGGACTTACGACCACCTGAAAAATGCAGGGGAGATCCCCGCTGGCGAAAGCCTGGAAAACTTCCGCCGTCGCGTCTCGGTGGGGGCTTGCGGGAAGCGCATCAGCCAAGCTTGTCATGGCGACCGCAAATTGATCCAGGCGGCTTTCCTGGCGCTCAAGGGGCAGGCTGGACAAGCCGCCCGCGCCGTCGCCAAAGCCGCCACCACGGCGCTAGACATCGCCAAACATACCCTCTGGGCAAAGGTCCATGAACTCCAGCTCCCCCCGGCCTATGCCGAGACCCTAAGCCGCCGCTTTTACAAGTGTGACGTGGCCCAGATCCACAGCCCGAAACAGGTCTGGAGCCTCATGTACACCATCATCAACAACGCCAATGCCGCCTCAGGCAAAGGCAGCCCCAACAACCGCTTCAAAAGCGCCAAGGCCAAGCGCTTGGCCAGCAAACAAACCAAGAGCCTTTGACTGGAATGAACACACCCCAACGCCCCCTTTTCGAGCTTTGTGAGAAACCTTATATCCAGCCGTGCCTTGGACTGGAAGAGGTTCTCGCTGGCCGCCTTAAGCCTTGCGAGATTTGCCTCCCCCATCTTGAGCGTATGCGCTCACTCCGCAAGGCGGCTGACGCCATAACCAGCGGCTATGGCGGCGTGACACATGAGGGGCGCGTAGTGGACCGCCGAGACCAGCCAGATGCCATGGTCATCCCTGAGAACAAACTGCTCAACACCCCCAAACCCAAAAGCCTCACATGAGCACCCCAACCATCCAGATCGGCAGCATCGTCACCCCCGTTAGCCCCATTGCCGCAACTTACTCAGACGGGCATTACAAAGGGAGCGGTCTAACCATTCACACGGGAGCCCGCTACGAGGTCGCTGGCTTTGAAGGCCCCTTTGTCCACCTGACCTCTCTCAAGCCCGACGCGCCAAACGTGACCTGCCAACTGGCTGACGTGGAACTTTGGTAATCACCCCACCCTTATGGAACGCACCATCAAACTCCGCTCCCCGCGCCGCTCTCACCTGGTCAAGCTCCACAACATTGTCTTGGATCTGGACCTCTCCACCGAGCCCGTGCCCGCCAGTGCCGCCGCTGGCACCGTCATTGTTGGGGATGGCGACCCTATCACGGTCATTCGAGAGATCGCCAATGATAGCCATGTCATCGCCCGCATCGGCTCACACCTTGTCCTGGTGGATAGCCAAGACCTGCAACCCATCTGACCCCCGACCATGGCCCCCATTGACTTCAGCAACGCCACTTGGCGCGAGATCCAGGGACGCTTGGTGCATCTCCGCGCCTCCGTTTATGAGGCACTCCTGGAGCACGGGCCATGTACCACCCGAGAGCTGGCCCACGCCTGCGGTATTGACCTCCTGACCGTTCGCCCCCGCGTCACTGAGCTGGCCCAGCTCGGCTTTATCGTCTGTGACGGTGGCCACGGCAATGAAGGCGTGTACTCCGCCCTCACGATCGCGCAGGCCGAGACACTCTTCATCGAACGCCGGGCCGCCGCTAACCCCCAACTTTTGCTGACGCTATGACCCCTAAAAACCGCAAACGCATCGTTGCCTACATGCACCGCCTCGACATCCCCATCGGCATGGCCAAGGGCTTTGTCGCTTGTGATCGGGCCGCGCAGTGCAACCGCGCTGGAGGTCGTCACCTGCGACGCCGCAGCAAGCATGGAAGAGAAGCCCAACGCCTGTGCGCCCGCGTTTTTTGCAGCCTCGACAAATCCGAATTATGACCCCGCCTGACCCCATCGCCCATGTCCGCGCCCTGCATGCCTCGTTTGAGGCCCGCACAGGCTACCCCATCCGCTGGAATGTCCATCGCGAGCGCCAGTGGTCAGAGTGGTGCCGTTGGGCCGATTGGGAATGGACCGACGCCGATCTTGCCCGCGTCATCGCCTACCTCCGCAGTCAGATCCAGGCGGGAAAACGCAATGAGGGCGCGCTCAAATTTGACAATCTGATTGGTTCTCCAGACCGTTTTGAGGAGGATCTGAATCTAGCCAAGGAGTCCGCCAAAGCATCTCGCCTTTATCGCCCGAAACCTCAGCCGACACCCCCACCAAGCCAGGGACTGCCAAGCCTGGATGAAGCGAAAGAATGGGCAGCCAAACTGAAGGAAAAATTATAGCATGAAGCAAAAACGATCCGTCCCTAAAGGTGCATGGCCCATCCCAGATGATGCGCCTGAGGTGGACATTGAGCTCACGCCCGGCAAGGTCATCAAGGCCAAGCTGCCCAAGGACGTGCCTCATTACGCCCTTTTCGGCGTGGTCGAAGACGGTAAAGGAGGATACAAAATCGCCCCCGCCATCTATCCGCAATGGCTCCCGATGGGACACCGCATCGCCTCACAACTCGGCATCCCGGTGCATCGCAACACCCTGCGCCGCCTCATCCTTATGGGGGCGGTGGAGGCCTGCCTCCCCAGCCCAGGCGTGATCTTGATTGATGCGGCCAGCCTGCTCAAGCATCTCCGCCGCACTCGCATCAAGCCGGGTCAAACAAATTGGTGGAACAAGGCACGGCGCATGGCCTGGCAGGAAAGCCGGGAGGGCCGCCCAGAGGACATCACCCCCGCAGACTAACCACCTGCACTTGGCCAGGGCGGGAAAATGGAATGAGTCTGCATCATGCCTGACGACTCCGCCTTCATCCTTGAGCCCGTGCCCCACGATGAGGCGGCCAAGTGGATCTCTGACAAACCCATCGTCAGCCGGGAGGTTTTTGACAGCCTTTTGCCAGAGCTTAAAGCCCGCGCTTTTCTCATCACGGGCATTGAGGACGCCAACACCGTCCAAGAGATCCGCGACCTGATTGCCGAGGTGCCCAAAGGTGCCGAGTGGGAAACCCAAAAGAAGGCCATCATTGAGAAGCTTGGCCCATGGATGAAGCCGGAGGGTGCCGCAGCCCGCGCCGAGATCCTACTCCGCACCCACGGTTTCCAGGCCTATCAATTGGCACAGCACAAGGTCATGGAGAGCCAGGCCGATGTGTTTCCTTTCTGGCAGTACATCAGCTTGGGCGACGAAAAAGTCAGGCCAGCTCATGCCGCACTAAACGAAAGAATAGTCCCCGCAAATGATCCCTTTTGGCATGATCATTCGCCCCCTTGGCAATGGGGGTGCCGCTGCCGCAAAGTGTCCCTTTTGCCGGATGAGGTGGATGAGATCCAGGCCGAGGACGCCAAGAAAGCCCCCGAGTCCAAGCGCCTGCTTGAAGGGACCGCCCTGGACAAGGCGCGCAATGGCCAGCTCGACGCAGGCCCAGCCAAGCAGGTGGACATCCGTAGCGACCGCATGCGCGGCAAAGCGGACGGATACCACTTTGACCCGTCCGGCCTGACCATCCCCGTCAAGCAGCTCAAAGAGCGCTACGATGACGCCACCTGGTCAGAGTTTGAAGCCGCCGCCCAAGCCAACAAGCTGCCCGATGGTCGCACCGTCTGGGACTGGCTCAACGGCAGCAAGAGCAAAGCGCGCAAAGCCAAGGGGCAAGCACCCGCAACACCTCCAGCGCCAGCACCAACCCCAGCCCCATCCCCCGTTCAAGCACCCGCAACCACACCCGCAGGCACACCCCTCAAGGGCAAGCTGAAGCCCGTGGCCAAGATGTCCAAGACTGAGCGGGCGCGAGTGGATAAGGTGCTCAAGATCATTGATAGCGTGCATGGTGACGGGCCGCTGACAGACATCCCGGTGGGCAACAATCCAGGCAATTCGCTTGGTTACTTTTGGGGGGCGTCAGGCATAAAGGCCAAAGAAATCCAATACAGGAAACCAAAGAAGGGCCAATCTTACATTCATCCAGAGCTGACGCTGGCTCATGAAATCGGCCATTGGCTTGACCATTCCGGCAAAGGCAAAGACACTTTCGCGACCGACAACTTGACCACCGAGTTAGCTGGCTGGTGGAAAGCCATCCAAGACAGCCAGGCTTACCAGGCCTTTGATTCAAATCCCCGCCTGACGCCTGGACAGCTCATTTACTACAAGTCGCCCATTGAGGCTTGGGCGAGGTCTTATGCCCAATTCATCGCCGAAGAGAGTGGTGATGCCACACTGATTGGCCACGTTGCAACGATCCGCACCGAACCGGTGCCAAATCGTCAGTGGGAGACGGATGACTTTGCCCCCATTCGCGATGAGATTCGCAAAGTCTTTGAGGGGCGCAGTTGGATGAAATCCGCACAGAAAACACCATGATCTATCCCGACGAATTTGAAGCCTTAGTCAAACGCGTGGCCGAGCTAAACGACCTCGACCACGAGACCGCTGATCTGGTGGTCGGCGTGGTGGGGGACTGCTTAGCTCTCGACGAAAGCGGCAAGGTCATTGCCAATATGCCCGATGGCAGAACCCTTTTAATCAACTGGCCAGAGGAACCCGATGAAGATTAGCCTCACCAAGACAAAGAACATTGTCACGCCAGACCTGAAGAGGAAGCTGGCCACGGCAAAGAATCCAAAGAAGGCCATGGAGGCCGCTGGCCTCACGGTGGTGAGCATGGCTCAACGCGCATTCACTCAGCCATCACTGCGACCCTTATCTTGGCCAGCGCTAAAACCTGCGACCATCAAGGCCAAGCAAAAGAAAGGCTATGGCACCAAGCCGCTGGTCTCCTCAGGGGCGCTCGCTCATAGCCCTCGCATCATTCGGGTCACCAGCACCACTGTGACCGTGGGCAGCGACCGCAAGGTCGGCAGTCATAGCCTGGCAGCCATCCATCAAATGGGGACAAAGGATGGGAAGATCCCAGCGCGCCCGTTCTTTCCCTTCACCAAGTCCGGCAAGCCAACGGACCGCGCCGAGAAGAACATCATCAGCGCCATCAAGCGTTCGCTCGACGCCGACCTCAAAAAACCCTGA